CGTCGCGCCGCGAATAATGTCACTGATGCCAGAGACTTCGTACAGGTCCTGCTTCAACTGCGATCGTGCGTTGAACAATCCCGTCAACACGTTCTGGATCTGCTCGATCGGCAGCCAATCGATGTTGCCCTTCATGCCGCCGCCCTGAGCGAACGCCATCCAGTTGGCAACCGGGATCATTTCATTCTCTTCGGCCTCACCCAGGAGCTGCGACAGGTCAGCGCTTTCGCCGTTGTACATACCGACAACGCGCAACGCCTGGATCAGCAACCGAATGCGGTCCGTGATCTTGTCGATTTGCTCGGCCTGATCTTGGTACAGGGCATAGTCAGGGACAGGAATGAGGCTGTCCGTGCTTGTCGTGCCTAACATAGGGCGCGGGAACGGCCAGAAATTGCTCAGGCGTAGCGGATCGTCTTCTTCCTTGAGTGGGCAGTCAGGATAACCTGACGAAAGCCAAATGACCTTGCGCTGGTCCTTGCACCAGATCTCCCAGACCTCGGCGCAATTGGGCTTCTTGGCTTCGTTCGACGAATTCTCGTCTGATGCCTTGTTGCCGTCGAATGTCTTGTTGAGCTTGACCTTGCGGCCGATCTCGTCGCCGAAGTATTTGACCAGCTTGGACCGCTTCATGAGAACGCGCTTGGCTGCCCATGTCACCTTCGACCAGTCGTTGACTGGCTCGTGAACGAAGTCTGACCAGAGAACGTGGTCGACTGCCAAGCCATAAGCCAGAACCTGCTCTTCCGGGTCCGTCTCGTAATATTCGGTTCCGTCCTCGTCGGCCTTGACCTTGTCAGGGCTGATTGCCTCGCCGCCCTTGTAGGGGCGATAGGACTTCTGACCATTGCCCATGTCGATCGCCGTGACTGGCTCACGCATTGGGGCTTTGCCGATTGTCGGATCGTAACGAACCCAGTCTGTCCCACGAGCCACCAGCAAATAGTCATCGCGAACACGCTTGAACGTATAGTCAATGTCCGTCAGCTCAATGGCCGTGACCAGATTGCGCTCTATGATCTGCGCTGCTGTGCGGCTGATAGGATCACGGTCCAGAAACCGGCGCGATGCGTTGGGTGTCGGTGTCCTGGAGTACAGTGCCGGCTGAAGCGTCTGGATGTTCGACCAGAGAATGTTGAGCTTGTGCGAGCCCTTGGAACTGCTGAACGAATCATCCGAGCGATTGCGCTCGTCCTTGTAGGCTTTGATGATTTTCTTGCCGCGCTTGAAATAGTCTTCAAACACCTTCTTCGCAGCTTCGATCTCTTCCATCCACTGCTTGTAGGTGGATTGTGCCTTTTCAGGCTTGTCGCCGGGTTTCATCAGGTCGACGCAGCTTGCAGGAAGCCATTAGACTTTCGCTCTGGATAATAGTCGAAGCGGCGGATGTGGCCGTTTGCCTGCAGTGTGCCAACAACCCCGCTGCCCAATTCCAGCCTAGTGGCTGTCAATAACACTGCTACTGTATCGGTCAAAACAGCCGCGCCGTTGAACGAATAGGCAAGGTCGTTTAGTGCGAAAGCCATCGCCGCTTTGTAATTCGATGAATTGACAAATGTGGCGTCAAGCGGACCTTGCTCCACTGTTGCCGTAATTGCTGAAAACCGCGCCACATCTCCCGCCGACGGGCGATTTAGCGAAATCCTGTTCAGGGCGCTGGCGTCGTTCAGGTCAAATGCAGTCTGCGCGTTAGACCCATCACGACCACCACTTGCGCGCCCTTGGATGACCACCGTTCCGGCAGTCGCGCTATATTCAGTCGATAATGTGCGGATGGCGCTACAAGCTGTGCGAGCTACGGAAACAGTCGTCGTCGGAATGTAAGTCGAGGGGAATGCCCCGAGTTCAAGCTGCGCGCCCCATGCAAGCATTCCTGATGCGCCGTCGCCAAGGTATGATTGGTTTCCACTCGCGTCCTGCAAGTTTAGGTATGGGCCGCCCGTCGTTTTGGCATTGTTCATTGCGCCCGACACCCAAACTCGATACCAGCCGTTAGCGTATGCCTCTATCCCCGAAGCTGTCAGGGTTCCTGCGCCTAACGCAGCCGCGCCGGAAACCGTCGCAGTGTTCAGATTGAAATTGACCGAAACACCGTCCGTCTGCGTGCTGTCAAGAAAGATCAAGCGGCCGCGAAAACGCTCTGCCGCTTTGACAAAAAAGCTGACCGTATAAACCGAGGCCGCAACCAGTGGCGTGATGCCAATCTGTGTAATGACGTGCTGAGCCGCTGCCGAGTTCTCGACAATCTTGTCAGCCGTTGTCGTGCCGTCCGGTGCAGTTCCTGCATCGGCAGAAACCGAGCACGCAGCCGTTGCCCATGATGTTGGAAGCGTCTGGCTTTGCAGCGCCAGGTTCGTCCGGCTGGCTTCCATCAGCAGCCCAAGGCAAGACCCACCTGCGTTGTATTCAATGCGCGGTGTGTTCGTCACTGCTTGAACGAGCAACCCGGAGGACGCGCGATACATAGACTGATTGCCGCAAGTAAAGGTGAACAGGCCGGTCAAAGGAGCGACGGTCGGAGCAAGCGCGCCAACTTTTGTGTAGTGAATGCCGGAGGCAAAATCCAAATGAATGCCTGGGTAGAACACCCGATCTGGAAATACAACCGGCCCCCGCCTTGCGCTCTTGATGGGCGAAGTGATGGGGGAGCTGACAACAGTCACTGAGACAACCTGTAGGTGATCGTCCCCGACGTGAATGCGGTGCAGTTAAAGCGCCACAAGACGCCCTGCTCGAATTCTTCGACCTGGAAACTTACTTCAGTGGAGTTCAGTGCGTATGAAGCGGGCGTTCCTGCAGCATCCTGACTCACGTCGATGTAGGTCGTTCCGGCGTCAAAGGATCGCTCGAGCTTGACCGTGCCGACCGGAGATGTGCCGCCAAGAGACACATTTGCCTTACCTAGAAAACCGATGCCCGTCGATTGCCCCGTTCCCGTGAAGGAGCCGGACGAAATCGTCGTTGCCGTAGGAATCGTGGTTGCCATTGCCTATTCCCCTTGATGGTATTGCGACAGTCATCGTGTCCGAGCGTCAATAAAACACGCCGTGCGTAAGCTCGCCGTTCCGTGCCGCCGCAATTTCGACTTATTGTTGGACATGATCGCGCCACCTTGAAGGAGACCAACCATGCGTAAACTTGCTATCGCAGCTATCGCGATGCTTTCACTGACAGTCCCGGCCTATGCCGTAGGGACTGCGTTTCTCAGCCATAGCTATGTGACGGGCCAGACAAAGATCTGCGTCTACAAGTTCCTCGGGAACGAGTATCACATTACGGTCAAGGCCTATGAAATGTGCCCGCGCAGCATTCCAGTCTGATCACTTGCGCCGGCGCGGTGTGTCCATGTACATGCCGCCTGCCGTGGCCCCTGCTGAACCAGCAAGATACGGGATATACTGAGCATTGCTTGGTGCGCGCGGAAGGCTCTTGGCCTTGCCTTCCGAGTAGCGCGAGATGCCCTTGATTGTCTTGCTGGCGTTGCCTAGGAACTTGCGACCAGCTGCGAGTGCTGTTGCCCCGCCAGTAGCATAGAGCAAGTTGCTCATGTTCTCGCTGCCGTTTGGCGTGCTGGCGTAATCCTGAACGCTCTCTTTCGCGCGCAAGGCGCGATTGATGCTGTCACGTACGCTTTCAGGGTCAGTCTGCGAATCGACCACAACTTTGCCGGCTCCCGCGCCAACAACAGCGCCGCCTATGCCGTAGTTGCGCGCCTTGAGCTCCTGCCTGGAGACGCCACCACCATTGCCGCGCTTCTTGCCCTTTGATGGCTTCTTGTTACCAGCGAGCTTGCGACCTGCAGCGCGGCCGAGCACCGCACCTACAGCGGCGCCAGCGTATGGCTGCCACCAATCGTCATCGTTGCTCATTGATCTGTGTTCCCCAAAGGTAATTTATAGGCGGTTGCCCTTCTTTTCAGCCTGCTTCCAGAGCTGGTTAAGGCTCACTTTCAATGGACCCGCAAGCGGCTCATCAGGCTTAGGCGATGGCTTGACCCATGGTCTTGACGCGCAAGCATATCTGCACTCGTCGACCGCGTGATCTTCAGATCGAGTGTCCAGGTCTTCGACGTTTGCCTGGTCATGCTGGACCATCGGCAACGTCCTGATCAGATCCCGGCAGACATCAAACACAACCAGCATCGGCCTGTCAGGGGCTTCACCGTCAAGCCTGTGCCTGACCAGGTCCCACCCACCCATATGCCCTTGCCGGCCGACACGCTTGTTGTCAGCAGGCCGGAAGAATATCGGGTAAGGCTTCAATGCCATGCGCTCGGCGATGCTCGGACCCCCATTCTGGGCAAATGCCGCAGGGTCAAGCACGCCGTAGTCAATCTTTGGGTCTAGTGCCTCACGCTCATGAATTCCACGAGCAACGTCTTCCGCTGTGAGTTTGATGCCGACGTTTGCACTGCTTGCACCGTACCATTCTCGATGCTTAACAAGTCCTCCACGAGGTAGAGTTCGCCCGTCTCCAAGAGAATGGTCGTCTGAAGCAACAGCGTACCATCCAACAGAGAATGGAGCGGCGCTGCCCCAGTCCATGGCCCTGAACCTTGTCCAGTGCTTCGGGATTTCGAATGGCTTGACGACATGGCGGCTTGAACTCCAGTTGTCGAAGAATGCACCCTCGACGACAGCCCAGTCGCCTTCAAGCCACGCCCTTACCAGTTCCTTCGAACCAGACAGTTTCAGGCGATCGACATATCCCGGGTCATTGCCCGTCAGAAACAGATTATCCGTCACTCTGGCCGGAATGAACATCCGGTCGAACTTGCCGCTTTCATCCAGCAGCGGAACCCGCCCCTGTGGGGCTGGGTCAATGTACCTTTGCTTCACCCAGTGATGCCCTGCACCGCCCGGATTGGCAGTCGCCCGAAATCCAGTCCTTACACCTGCCGCACTTCGCAGCGTGGCTTTCATCTTGTCAGGGGCTCGAGGGCTTGGCCAGTTGGTGAGCTCTTCAAGGTACAGCCTCGAAAACTGCTGCCCCTGGAACTTCTCGGCGTCACGATCGTCTTCGAGCGGCCTGAACCTGAGCATTGCCCCTGAGGGGCTGGTCCACTGGCGATCCATCTTGTGGAACGTCCACCCCATCCGCCCATAGATGTCATGGCTTCTGTCTATGAGACTGTCGGCCTGTGGCATCTCACGCCGCATGAACACGCCACGGGCGTCCTTGCCGTATTGCAGGGCGTGTATGGCGAAGTCACCAAGACACGCATCCGACTTGCCACCACCACGAGCCCCGCCAAGCAGGACGTCGAAGTACTTGCACTTTACGAATGCGTGCTGCGGTCCGTGCTGGGGGCGCCAGACATGCTCGACCTTGGCCGGCTTAGTTTCCGTTGCCAAATTGCTCGAGCCACTTCTCGTTTTCTTTTTCGGTGTCTGCGGGCGTATCCGCTACCGTGCGGACGATGGTCTCGTTCGTGCTCTCGACCTGGAGCTTCTCACGCCACCCTGCCCGTGCCTTCATCCAGAATATCGCAGCCGCCACATTGTTCTGTTCGGTCGCCATGTTGAACAGCGTCCCGGCGACCTTCGCATTGGCATGGACGAAGGCTGTGTCCAACTCCCTGCGGTAATGCTTTCGCAGTGTCTTTGGGTCAATGTCCAGCACATTGGCGATGTCGACTTCAGGTATGCCGTAGCCCGCCATGTTCTCGACCATCTTGCGCTGGTCTGGTGTTGGGGTGTGGGTCATACAATTCCCCTGTCCACGGTTTTCTTGTAGGGGGGGAATTTCCGGCAATACATCATAGGCTTACCCTCACACAGCTTGCACCGCCGTGTTGGATTGGGCCGGGTGTGCTGTGCTCGTTAGGTGGTTGGCAGGGATAGGATCAGTGCCAGTGCTGCGAATGCGGCCGTGGCGTATAGGACCAGCATGATCGATATGAACACGGCAACGTCGGAGCCTCGCCGGTTATCCATGGCAAAGCCCCTCGCGTTTCTGGTCTGGGAAAGGGTTCGATGGCGCTATGGGCGCAACTCGGAACCATAGTCGAATCATATAGAGCAACCTGTTACCCAAAGTCAACTACCTGTAGTCACATTCTCATCCCATAGTGTTGGAACAGTGACCATATTGCTTTGCGTAGTGTCTTGATGCCCTTCTCGGGATGCATGCCTCTCTTGATGGCCCAGCTTTCTGCTGCGTGATCATGGGCACAGACATGATCCATGATTAATGGGAAGTCGGTATCTATGCCGCCCAGGTATGAGATGCCCTTGTCTCTTGATATCCCGGCAGCAACTGCAGCGTCTGCCAGTTCTGCGTTGCCTCCTGATATTCTACCCTCCCAACTCATGAGTTTGCAGCCGTGCCGTTGTGATTTGTAGAAGTAGGTCGCCCAACGTAGTGCGGCTGTCAGCTCATCGGGTGTCAGGGTCTTGCGTGATTTGTATCTGTCGAGCTGTGTCAGTGAATGGATAATGGCAGGGCGCGCGATTTGATGGTCGCGGTCTTTGGCTGGTATTTCGATGAAGTCGTGCTTCAGGCGCTCCATTGTTGGCCTGACTGCTACGTGACCGTCTTCCGTAAGATCCCGCACCCTGCTGGTCATGGCAGGGCTTCCGTGTCGTGGCCGTTGGACTGCAAGGGTTCGGCATTACCATGGGTAAACTCGGTTTCAAGATCTGAGTTTACTGTTTCTGGTTTTGCCTTCCTGATTTGCCTTGGGGCCCTCTCTTTCATGGGCTTCAAATTGAGCGCCGATGGCTGTGCCTGGCTGTCTGCATGGGCGTCGGCAGCGATTTGATATCTCGTCTTGCCTTTGGCCAATCCAGCCTCGATGACCGGGATCAGCTTGAAGATGTCGTCAAATGTCATTGCGTGTCTCCTGTTAAAATTCGCAGTGAATGTCTTTTCGTTTCAACCACTTAACACTGGTCCGAACCCACATAATGGTGGTGTTGGTGGTGGGTTAGTCGGCCATGCCGAGCGCAGAGCGGTACAGATCAAGCATCGCTTCGCGTTCTGACAATTCGTGTGGGTCCATCTTCCTGAGTTTCAGGCACTCCCGGATGATCTTGACGTCGAAGCCGTTGCCCTTGGCTTCCTTCAGGACTTCCTTGAAGTCGTCCATGATGGCTTGCTTCTGGGCGTCGAGGCGCTCAAGTCTTTCGACCACCGAGACAAGTTGTTCCTTCGCAAAGTTGGGTGTTGCGTTCATAGTGTTGCACTCCATCCAAATTTCTTCCGTGCCTCTTCGCAGACACGCTTGCGTCGTTCGATTTCGTCAGGTCCGAAAGTCCTGTTTTCCTTCCGGGCAGGACGGAGCTCGACGAGGCTCAGATCAGGGATCAGTTTCAGGTTGCCGGCGAGCAGCTCCTGAAGCTCTCCACCCCACTTGTCCCAGATGGTTTCAGCCTCAAACTTGGTGAGGTTCACGATCGTGCTGGCGTAGTCGCCGAACTGTGCCCGGGCGAAAAAGTGATGTTCGTGGTACGGATGGATCGAATCCAGCCATGCGCTCCATTTTGAATTAGAGCGCAACAGAGACCGTGTTAGCCCCTCCCCGCTACCTGCATACCTTTCGGGGTGCAGAGCCCCTCTGGCGGGCTTCTGTGAGTCATGGCGGGGCATGTCTGCGAGGGCTTTGACCTCGGAAACGCGTGGCCACCACTTTTCACGGGCGATCCAGCGGGTCACGCCGGCGTCGAGATCCCGGGGCAAAACCCCCTGCAGCGCGGTGAGCCATTCGCCAATCATGACCTGGGTCATCTCGGGCGTTTGGCCCTTGGGGGTGCCGTAGCAAACGCTAAGCCTCCCGAGCTGCCCAATCACGAATTCCCTCGTGATCGTTTTCGGCTTCTCGCTGCCGAGCTCGCTCGAGGTCGAGAGCCTCCCCGAAGATCCCGAGCGGGT